TGCTGCTGGCGCTGCCGCTGCTGCTCAGGCTGATGCTGATGCTCTAGAGGCTCTAGTTGGTGATACTAAGGTTTCCGAGCAGATTTCTGGCGCAATTGACGACCTAGACCTAGCTAATACATACGCGGCTAAGGTTCATACTCACACTAAGGCTGATATTACCGACTTTGCTCACAACCATGAAATGGCCGAGGTTAATGGTCTAGTTGATGCCCTAGCCGGTAAGCAGGCTGCTGGTGATTATGCAACAAAGGCTGAAGCACAGGGTTATGCTAACGCTAAGGACGAGGCTATTGCCGCTGCTCAGGCCGCTGCAGATAAGGCTCAGGAAGAAGTCGATGCGCTAGAGACTTATGTTGGCACTATTCCTTCCGATGAGAAGTATGCCGACATCACTAATGTTGTTGCGTACATCAACAAGAAGGCCGAGGAAACTCTAGCTTCTGCGACTGGTGGTAGCTCTGAGTCTGCTGCGTCTGTTCTAGCTGCTCTAAATACCTACAAGGCAGAGAACGATCCTAAGGTCCAGGCCAATACCGATGCTATTGCAGAACTAGAGGAACTAGTTGGCGATAAGAAGGTTTCCGAAGCTATTGATGCCGCTGTTAAGGATGAGGAAGACAGAGCTAAGGGTGTTGAAGGTGGTCTAGAGACTAGACTTGCTGCTGTTGAGGGCGACTATCTAAAGGCTGCTGATAAGACTGAGCTAGAAGGTAAGATTACCACTAATGCTAATGCTATTGAAAGACTAACTAACGGTGTTAGCGCAGAAGAGGTTGATGGTGTTAATGACCTAATCCAGTACGTTAAGGATCATGGTGCTGAGGTTACTGGTATCAAGGCTGATATTAAGCAGAACGCTGATGATATTGACGCTCTAGAGGGCAGAATGGATACTGCTGAGGGTGCTATTGCTACCAAGGCTGCTCAGGCTGATCATGAAGCTCTTGCTGGCCGTGTCGCAACTGTTGAGGGTGATCTCAATACCGAGACCACTGGCCTAAAGGCGAGAATGACTCAGGCCGAGGCAGATATTGATGCACTTGAGACCAAGGTTGGCGACAAGACTGTCTCCGAGCAGATTGCTGCCGTTACCGATCCTCTAGCCGAGCGTGTTGTTGCTCTAGAAGCTGTTGATCACGATCATACCAATAAGACTGTCTTAGATGGTATTACTGCTGAGAAGGTCGCCGCTTGGGACAAGGTTTCTGAGAAGGCTAATGATGCAGACCTAGCTGCGATTGCAAAGACTGGTTCTACTGACGATCTCGTTCAGGGTGAACTTGTTCTTGTATTTGACTGTGGTACCTCTGCAGTCTAATTTGTAATGGATTATGGGTAGTCCTGGAATGATTGGACTACCCTTTCTCCAAATTTTGAAATGATAAATTAAAGGAGAAAATAAAAATGGCTGAAAAAAGAATTTATGGTCGTGCGGTACAGAAGCACGACGTTGAGGCCAATTGGCTTAAAGCAACTAATTTCGTTCCTATGCAGGGTGAAGTTATTGTTTATGATATTGACGAAAATTATAATTATGAGCGCATTAAAATTGGTGATGGTATTCAGAATGTTAACGCACTACCTTTCGTTGACGATGTACTAAGAGCAGAATTGGTTGCGCAGATTAATGATGTTGACGATAGGGTTGACGCTGTTAGCGCACTTATTGGCGACGCTTCTGTTTCTGAACAGATTAATGTGGCACTTGAAAGTCATGAAGTTAGTTGGAATGACTTAAATGACAGACCATTTTACAAAGAGCCAGGGGAGTATATCACTATCATAGAAGAACAAACCGTAACCAATGGTTCAACTGTTACTGGTGAAGCATTAAGGACTGGCAAAACATATATTATGACAGTCAATGGTGTTGATTACACTTGTAAAAGCTCATATCTGATAGAATCTGGTACTACATATATTTCTATATCTGATCCTTATGTTATGGTTGAGAGTAACGACGGGCTTACAGTTAAAACATCTGGAGACAGCGTTGTGCTTTCAGTTAAAATTCAGGGTGAAGATACTATAGTCCCAATTCCTGATGAATATTTACCATCTACAGTGGTGAAGAGTGTTGATGGAGCTTTGCCAAATTCTAGCGGAATGGTAAGATTGCTTGAATCTAAAAGTTTTTATATAGACCGTGATTATACTGGCACAAGTATGCGTGATATTTTAAATCAGTTGAGTGCGGAGAGCTATAGGTGTAAGGGTTATGTTTATAACAACTTGCAAGAAAATAGCAATGCTTATCAGGGCTTGGTTATATATGCCGATACTTATGGCGGTTTAGACTATACTCATAGATTTATTTTGTTAAATAAACTCGGTGGTATAAAGGTTTTCTTGGTAGATACTGATGCCGATACTATTAACATTAATGGTGGAGTTGGTGCTGTTGAAATCCAAGGTGATTTAGCAAGCACTTCTTATGTAGATTCTTTAACCTATGCAAATGTTAGTGCAATTACTTATGGTACTGATAGAATTGCAATTGAAGCGAATTCTGACTTAAACACTATTACAGCAATTGGATGCTATAAGTGTGCATCATCTAATCATGTAAATTCATTGTCTAATTGTCCAGCTACAGAGGCGTTTATAATGGATGTAATTTCAGCAAATGGTGCCTCAGTCGGAATTACTGGAACATATTCGTATGTTTTACAGACACTTATAACATTCACAGGCAAAATGTATGTTCGTTCTGTTTACACATTGGGAAATGTTAATGAAGTAACATATACAGATTGGGCAAAAATTTATACTAGCAGCAATAAACCAAGTCTTGCTGACTTTGGAGTGCAGGCTAATGCAACTGAGCTAAACTATGTAGATGGTGTTACTAGTAATATTCAAATTCAACTTAATAGTAAAGCTGATGCAACTACTGTGGCAACTCAAATTGGTGCACTAGAAGACAAAGTTGGTGACACTAGTGTTAGTGAACAAATTGATGCAGCGCAGATTGTCTACGTTGGCCCAACTATGCCAACAGATCCAAATATTAAAGTATGGATTAATACCGTCGAGGATGGAACTGGTGTAATACCCGTGCTTCCAAGAGTAGCGACTATTACTTTACCTAAAGTTAGTTGGACTGGCAGTGCAGCCCCATATTCCCAAGTAGTACAGATTAATACTGTAACTTCTGCAACAAAGATTGACTTGCAGCCAACCGTTGCTCAGATTGTGAGTTTGCAGAATGATGATATTGCGCTCATGGCAGAAAATGTTGATGGCGTTGTTACTATTTATTCCTTTGGAGGCAAGCCGTCTGCTGATATGACGATGCAGGTGCTTCTAACGGAGGTGAGCTTTGTATGATTTCAGGAAACATGGTAGGAGCGTATAGTGCTATAGGTAAAACATTTATTCTTGTAGATGAAAATGGAACAGAGCTTACTGGCGTAGTGGTTGATAAAGAGATTATCTTTACAGCAACAGATAACGATGTAAGATCTGGAAAAGTTTATGCATCTAGCGACGGTGTATCGACTGGAACACTTAACGTATAATATAAACCTTAAAATAATCAAATGACAAGAAGGAGGTTGCGACATGGCAACAACATATGTACGCAACGATGCAGGTCAGTTTGAACTAGTTGGCCCAGGAGGCGCGACTACTGATACTACACTATCGCAAGCTGGCAAGCCTGCTGACGCAGCCGCTGTTGGTAATGCAATTGCAATGATTCAGCCAAACATGCCAAAGACACAAAAGCTTTTAGATGAAACTCTTACAGAGTCAAAGTCTATGTTTTCTATACCGCTAGAGCATAATTTTCACAGACTATTTTTAGTATGGGCATGCGATAGCAATGGTAGTGCGAGAACTGTCGATGTAGATGGTAACGTTGTCGAATCTAATTTACATGTTTTGATCGATACCGATGAATATAGTTATAATAACAGAAAAGTCGGCTTAATTGTTGGATCAACAAATACATGGCAGACAGATTCATTGCTCATGGAATGGACAGCCGATATGTCAACATTTTTGCATTCCACATGTAGTAAGATATCGTTGAATTCTAAAAGTGATGTGTATCATCAATTTGGAGGTACAACCGCCATGCTTGGAACTCTTGGCGTTGATACATACGCGCCAACAGTTGGAAGAACAATTAACATTGTGACCAATACTGGATTTTTTGCTCCTGGTACGAGAATTGTGCTTGTTGGCGAATATTATAATTAATATATGGTGCCACGGAAATTTGATATCTATATTTATAATGTTATATAAATACAGACTATTATTGCTTGTAAAGGATATGTGTTTACAAGCAAACAACACAAAATTAATATAGGTGCAAGGCGGGTGCTTTGCACCTTTTTTATAAATTTTAAAGGAGGCGCTTAAATGAGTATTAATATTATGGAAGCGCTCACGATAGTTACGAAATCTATACAAGAATGGGCCGATGAAAAAAAGGTCAATAAAATAAGCGGCAAGGGCTTATCTACAAATGACTATACAACAGCAGATAAAAATAAAGTTTCCAATATGGCAAACGATCTTGTTGTATTAAATGGCAAATTGTATCTTGCTAAAGATGGGGTGCCACTAGAAGATACTGCTGTAACACTTCCAAGCGGCGGTTCAGGAGGAGGTTCAAGCGCAGTAATAACACTTCAAAATTTATTGGACTCTACTATACTTACAACTGCTGTTGGCGGGGAAGCTATTTTAAAATTTACTTTTGAATCTTCCGAAGACAACTCTGGAGGCATCGCCTATATTTATGTTGGTGGGAATCTTAAGGGAACTGTTACAATAGTATCTGGAGAAAACTCCATTGATGTTGGAGCTTATGTTGGAGAGGGCACTAATGAAGTAAAGTTGACATGTATGGACATATACAGTAATAGTAAATCTTTGTCATATACAGTTAATGCAATTAGTTTGCGTGTTACGTCTACTTTTGATGATTCACAGATATATAGTGGTGACATTAATGTGCGTTATATTCCGTATGGCGCTGTAGAAAAAACCATGCATTTTGTGATTGACGGTGTTGATACCAAAGTAACGGTGAGTGAAACAGGAAAACAACAGACACAGGTAATTCCTGCGCAATATCATGGAACACATTTATTAAAAATTTATGCTACTGCTATTATTAATGGTGTTGAGATAAAGAGTAATGAATTGTTATTTGACGTGTTATGTGTTACGGAAGATGCAACGACACCAATGATTGCCTCTGCTTATAACGTATCATCTATAACGCAAGGCGAATTGGTTAACATTCCATTTATAGTCTATGATCCTTCAAACATGGAAACAGAGGTTAGTCTAACTATAGCGCAAGGTGATGAAGTTTATTCTACATCAACAAGAACTGTGGATAGAACCCGTCAAACATGGAGCACAAGAGATTATCCAATTGGAGATGTTACTTTTACAATTACATACGGAAATATTAATAAACGCCATACAATTACAATTATTAAAAATGAAATTGATGTTTCTGTAAAGAAAACAGATTTAGAGTTCCAACTTAAGGCCGCTGGAAAATCTAATAGTGATAATGATCGCGACGTTTGGACTAGCGATGATGTTACCACTACATTTGAATATTTAAACTGGGAGTCTACAGGTTGGGTTAATGACGAAAACGGAGATACTGCTTTAAGGTTGTCTGGCGATGCAAAGGCAACAATTAATTTTATGCCATTTAAGTCTGACGCGAGACAAACTGGTAGAACAATTGAAATGGAATTTGCTATCCGAGATGTTAATAATCGTGATGCAGTTGCTATTTCTTGCTTGAGCGGTGGTATTGGATTTACGGTTACCGCAGATACTGCAAAACTAACAAGTGAACAAACCGTTATTAGCTGTAATTATACCGATGAGGAAAAAATTCGTATTGCATTTGTTATTGAACCAAAGTCCGAGTATCGAATGATGAGTGTATATTTGAATGGCGTTCTTTCTGGTGTTAAGCAATATCCAGACAATGATAATATGCAGCAGAATCCTACGGTTAATATTACAGTTGGTTCTCCATATTGTTCTGTTGACTTATACACTATTAGGTCTTATAGTATTGCGCTTACTGCAACTGAAATTAGAGATAATTATATCGCTGATGTTGCAAATGTTAGTGAAAAATTGTCCCTATATGAAGACAATAATATTTATGACGCCTTTGGCTCTTTAAGTTTTTCTGCACTAAAAGATAAAATTCCAGTGCTTGTTATTACCGGTACGCTGCCAACATATAAGGGTGATAAGCGTGATGTTAGCGTATCTTATACAGATCCATTTAATCCTAGTTTAAATTTTGAAGATACTGCTAAAATTGACGTTCAGGGTACAAGCTCTGCTGGTTATGTTAGAAAGAACTGGAAGATCAAAACCTCTGAACCGCATATTCTTGATTTGAATCAAGTAGAAACAAAGGTATTATGTTGGAAGGTTGATTACGCAGAAGCGACGGGAACGCACAACACTGGTAACGCAAACTATGCACATATTTTTTATGAGGATGTAAAAACTCCACCACAAGAAAATGATGATAGAGTAAGAACGACAATTTATGGTCGTCCATGTGTTATCTTCCATAAAGCAGACAGTGGCTCTGAGCCAGTATTTTATGGTAAATCAAACTCAAACATTGATAAGGGCGGCGAAGAGGTGTTCGGTTTTACTTCAGATTATCCATATGCTCAATGTGTAGAGTTTTGTAATAATGACGCTGCCGCATGCAAATTCCATGGTTCAATCCCAGACGATTGGGCTGATGACACATTTGAATTCAGATACCCCGATGGATACAGTGATATTTCTGATTTTAAAATTATGCATGACTGGGTTGTTAGCACATGGCAAGATGGTGCGACTGGTAATTCATTAAATAGCACTTATACTGGTGTTGATGGTAAAACGTACACTAATGATACAGCAGAATATAGGCTTGCAAAGTTTAAAAAAGAATTCTCAGAATATTTTGATTTTGACTTTATGTTAATATATTACCTTTATACATTTGTAATACTCATGGTTGACCAGAGGGCAAAAAATATGTTCCTAACCACTTGGGACAAAAAGCACTGGCAGGCATGGCTTTACGACAACGATAAAAATTTTTATATGTCGTTGTAAAACTCTCTCTAATATACGGCGAAAATCCAGAGATGGACAACGCCTAGGAAAGCGATAATAATAATTTCAAATAAAAAAAATAAAGAGGCTGATTCTATATTATGAAAATTGTAGATCAAAGTATGGTTGGCCCAAGGTTTAATAACTTAACTGCAATTGGATTCAAAAAAGACAAATGGGATAGAACTAGATATCTATGTAAATGTGATTGTGGCAAGGAAGTATTGACAAATAAAGCAGAACTTATTTCTGGTCGCAAAAAATCTTGTGGATGCCTAAAAGTTAATGCAGTTGAAAAATATAGTTATTTAGTTGGTCAAAAAATAAATAAATGGACTATTTTAGAAATAAAAATGGATGAAAAGGTTTGTTGCGCGATATGTATTTGTGAATGTGGAACTATCAAGTCTGTTAACATTTATAATTTATTAAACAATAAAACTAAAGATTGTGGCTGTGGAAGGAAGCGGATGCTAAGAGAAACAAGATCTAAAAATCTTATTGGCATGCGCTTTGGAAAATTGGTTGCGACGGAACTTTTAGAAGAAAGTAATAAATTTAATCGTAGATTATATAGATGTAAATGCGATTGTGGAAATGAAATTATAGTTCCAAGTAGTTCGTTAACAACAAATCACACAATGTCATGTGGATGCTTACTATCTTATTACAATATGTATATAGATATACTGTTGGATAAATTGAATGTTACCCATAAAAAAGAAAAGGTTGTTTATATAGATGATATAATGTATAGATTTGATTTTTATTTGCCAGATTATGATTTGATGATTGAATATGATGGAGAACAGCATTATATGCCTGTAAATTTCGGAGAAAACGATACAAAATTAATGGAAGAAAAGCTTAAGATCCGTCAAAGAAATGATCAAATTAAAAACAATTATTGCAAGGTAAATAATATTAATCTTTTAAGAATTCCATATTGGAAAAAACAAAATATTGAAATTATTATTAATAGCTGCCTACAACGACTGAACGAGAGAGCGTCATAATGTGACGATGTAACAGTCTGAACTGCAACTATAATCTAAAAATGAAATTGCAGAGGGAGGGTCGGTGGTAACAAGACCATCTTGGAAGAACCCTCCCCGCTTGTATAAGTACAAGTCATAAAAGTAACAGTTTGACATGTTTTGGTATTAATAACGTAGGTGAGCTTGCATTTGATTATTATCATGAAGATCATGATACTGACGGAGACAAGTATGTTTATAATGGCGCAGAAAGTGCTTTATGGGTTAATTTCAGAGAGTCATTTTCAGATGAGATTCAAGAGTTGTATTCAGAGTGGCGTAAGCATGATGGGACACCGGAGGAGCTTACTTCATATGACTCTGTTAAAAGTCTTTTATCTTATGAAAAAATTATAGAATATTTTGTTACACGTCAGTCAGATAGGTGGTCTATATCTGTATATAACGAAGACGCAGATTTTAAATATATAAGCATGCTTCGCACCGATAATAACGCAAGATATTTGTTTCAGGTCAGAGGAACAGGTGAAGAGCATTTAAAATATTTTGTAAAAAATAGATTAATGTATTGTGATTCTAAGTGGAATGCTGGTTATTATCCAGAAGATAGAATTACATTACGACTTTATACACCAGATGGCGATTTGGCGGTAGAGCCGAATCATGACATTACAGTAACGCCATATTCAAATATTTATGCTGGAGCGAAGTATAACGCAAATGGTGTGTTACAGCAACAAAGAGCAGAGAGGAATGTGTCAGTTACATTTAAGCCGTCTGCCGACTCTGAGTTCGGTGATACTGATACTTATAT